TTAGGCATAAAGCTATTAATCATTCTAGTATATCCACCACCTCCTGCTCTTACTAATGTCATTTGAGCATATGATTCAGTCGCATTATCTACAATATAAAAAGATGATCCTACTCCAACGTTAGTTACAGTCCAAGATTGTGGAGCAGAAGTTAAATTAGGATATATTTTTAGATTGCCATTATCTACTAGGTTTTTAGTATAGTCTATATCTACGGAATATTCAACTCTATTAAAGCCTTTTAATATTAACTTGATTTGGTCATTATTAATAAAGTATAAACCACTAGTGTTGGCGGAATATCCTTGTATTGTGCTTAGAGTGTTTAGGTTACTTCCACTAGAAACAACTGCACCTAAGTAATTATATTGGGTAAAGTAATTGTTTGTATTAGCGAACTCATTAACTGCTACTATCCACCACTTGCCACCAGCTTGGAACAACCTACAACCAAAAGATTTAACAATCTTATCTAATACATCGTAGCTATTCTCGTATGTATAATCATCATTCTTAAATGTTCTTAATGGTAAATAAGTTTGGCTAAATGGTTCGTATTGTGTTCCATCGCCCCTATCATTCATATCAAGTGCATAATAAGAACAAGATGTCATTAGATTAGGTGTGGTAGGAAAATTCAAAGAGTTTAAGCAAGTTAGAATATATTCTAAAACGCTTTTAAGGCTATTAGTTCTATTACCTACGTTACTAATATTTAAGGGTATATTCCTAAGCATACCCAATCCGTCAACACAAGTAAAAGCTAATTGCTTTCTACCTGATGAATACGTCATTTGTATATTATCACTTAAAGTAAAGCCAGTCCACTCTAAGTCTGAACCTAAGAACAACTTGACAAAGTACTTTCTATCATTAACTGTTACAAAGTCAGGTATGTTAGCTAAATTATCAGTTACATCCATTACAACGCTAAGTTCACTAGCATACATAGCTTCGTAAATCTCATCTCCACTTGGTATATAACTTAAAGATATATCTACTCCAATAAACTCTACTAGAGTAGGAGCAGAAGGCAAATCTTCTTGTAGATATAGGTAAACAGTCTTGCTTGTCTTTGTAGCAAAGGTTATTTTATATTTATCGTAATATGCCATTATCCTCTTCTATATTTTAATGCTGTTTCACTTCTATTCATTGCCAAAACTAAGTCTTGTCCTTTAATTGTAAATGTACCACCACTTCCTGAATCAGCCATTAAATCTTTTAATTTATCTAAAGGAGCAACTACTTCAGGATTAGACTTAGCACCTGGATACTCTCCTATCAATCCCATTGTAGGACCAGATACAATGCCTCCATTAGCAAACCCCATAAAGTATTTAAACAATCCACCAAATCCACCAGCAGCTTTTTTAGATACTGAAGCTGCAGCAGCTAAAGGTCCGTTTGTTGGTAATAGATTTAACACGATAGAAAAAACTAATGCCTTCATAGCAGCAGCTGCTATCTGTTTAACCAAATCCATAAACATTACACCTAAAGCCTCTCCAATACTCAACCCTTGCTCCATTGCAGACCATAATCCCATAAAGGCATTTGTAACATAATTAGAAATAGTACTAGCCATTAATAAATATGCTTCTGCTTGATCTTTTATTAAGTTGTTTGTATTTACAATAGCTTCATTATCAGCTTCTCTTTGTGCAGGGTTTAAAGATTCAAAGAATGATGATTTGGCTCCTTGTAATGATTTACCAAAATCACCACTCATTGCATATTCTTCAAAAATCTTAAGGTCGCTTTTTCTTTTCTTAGCTGCTTTGGCTTTATCTGTTGGGCTTTCTTGTAGTATAAATCCTCCATTATAATCTTTTAATAACTTAGCCCTTTTTTGTATCTCAATTAATATTAGATTATTTTCCTTTCTTAAATTAGCAGAAAATGTATCTTCAGGTTTAATTTGTTTTGCTGGATTTAAGAATTGATTTTTACCTACTGCCACTAAAGCAGATTCGTTCATTTTCTCAAGCTTCCTTAACAATGTTTCAGCACTTAGAACATCTTCTTCTGCTGATTGAATATCAGGGTATCCTAAAAATGCTTGTAAAAATTGACTTGGTGCATTTGTTTTTGCTTTGCTTCTTGCAATGTCAAGTTTGGCTCTTTTTTCTAATATTCCAACTTGTAATTCTGCAATTTTTTTACTTGTAACTTCAACTAATTGTTGCTGTTTTAAAGCCTCTGTATATTTTATAATAGCCCAAGTGGCAGTTCCAGTATTTTTAATTTTTTCAGCCTCTACTTTATTTACCTTCCCAATAATCTCTTTAATATCATTTAGTGCTTGTTTTCTTTCTCTTTCTGTATAATTTAAATTAGACGTAACACTTAGTAAACTATTTAATTGTGCTATGTCTGCATTCATGTAATTTACAGCACCTCTTAATTGATTATTTGTTTCTGCTAAACTTTTATTAAAATCATCAGTTTTTTCTTTAGCACCAAAAATACCCATATCATAGGCAGTTACAGCAGCAACTAAAGCAGAGAATGCTAAATAAGCTGGTCCTGCTAAATTTGCTATACCTGAAGCTAATGCTGGTAAGTTGTTCTGAATACCTCTAAATCCATAAGGTAAATCCTGAATTACCAAAGCAAGGCTAGTCCATTGTTGATTAGCAGATTTAACTGTATTACCAGCTCCTCTGATTTTACCTGCTGTTATATCAGCTTGTTTACCAATACCTGCTAATGCTTTTTCTACAGCAGCAGAAACTACCTTAAACTGTTCGGCATCAGCCTGTATCCTAATCTTTATTTGTTCATCTGCCATTATCTAGCGGTTTAGCGTTTTCGTATTTTTTAAGAACCTGATTTAACTCTTCTTGAGTCATTACGTTTTGTTTTACAAAGTTACGATTATCACAATCAAGCTCAAGTAGGTCTTTTGGTTTTACTTTTTTATTCTTCGGAACCACTAAATTAACTAAAATAGTAGTTTGCCATCTTGTTCTAACCCATTCCTGCTCCTCTCTGTGCCTATACCCATACCACACAAAATCTAATTCAGCCATCGTCATCTCCCAAAACAAATGGGGAAGCACTTGGCACTCCCCCATTGTATATCTTTCAATATCAATCCACTCTAATTTTTTTTTACTCCATCTTTTTTAGATTTCGTAACTGTATCAACACCACTATTCATACTTTCGTTTAAAACAAGAATAAGTTCATTAAACTTAGGACTAGACATTCCTCCTATATCATCAATCCAATCACAAACATCTAAATCCGTAAAGTTTGGAGTTATACCTTCTTTGTATAATGGATACTCTGCTGCTGCTCTTAATAAATTAGTTATAGCATCTAAAGTATCTGCTCCTGTTAATACTTCTCCTATTTCTGCTGGTCCGATACCCTGTAACTGACAAAATCTTTTTAAAGACCATGTGCAGAAACGCATTGGTATGCTTGTGCCATCCGAAAGTTTTAATTCGTAATGTCCTCTCATATATGTTGTTGTTTTTGGTTATTAGTTAGTAGCCTGAGTCAATTGACCTGTTCCTGTGAAAGATACAGAGTAAGTTACTGGAGACTCCATGTCAGCAGTAATATCCATACTTTCAATAAACGCAGAACCAGACCAAATTAAGTCACCTGTTACTGGAGTTGTTCCACTAACTGTAGTAAACTTAACTGTTACAGCAGTTCTATTTGCAATTGCAGTCATTAATTCACCTGTAGTATAGTAAGAAGCTGTAGCAGCAGGATCAACTGTAGCTAAACCATCAGTAGTTAAAGTCCAAGACTTAGCACCGCCAATATGGTCTACCCAGCCATTACTTTGCTTTGTAGTGCTTTCTGGTAAATCTACTGAAAAACTTAAAGAACAAGATGTAGCGTGAGCTACCACTTCTGTTCCTACTAATACAACCAATGAGGTTCCGTTAAATACACCTGATGTTGGCATTTTTTTTTATTTTATTTTTTTATAATATTTGTGTCACAAAATGTTCAAATACAATCACTCTTCTAAAAATATAAGCTTGATCTGCGTAATCAAATATAGCTTCATTTGAGCTCATATTTCTAGTTATAATTTTAAAGTTAGGACTAGCATTAGGATAATTTGCAGGATAAACACCTATAATTTCTAATAACTCGTTAGCCCATTCATCTACTGATTTTTGACCAACTTCTCCTACTTTAGAACTTTTAAAAACAATGTCAAATTGAATTGTAACATTTGTATGAAAACTCATTTTGTCACTATTCTCTGTCGATGTCTGACTACTTATAATAAGAAATGGTGGCTCTACATTGTCAGGAGCTATAGTATCATAACATCCTATTGAATAAGAAGCCGCAGTTAGCTTATCAAAGTAAGCTTTTCTTATAGCATATCCGCAGTCTTTCATTTACACAAATTTAGCGAAATATATTTAATTAAATTTCAATAGTTCCTATATCCCTAATCATCTTATCATAGAATCTATCTAATGATGTAAACATATATGACCTATAAGGGACATTTGTCTTTTTAGCTGTTTTTCTATTCCTAAAATCATAGGCATAATTAAAAACAGAATTTCTGCTGATATTATTAAATTGTGGTATATGGAAGCCCTTTCCAACTCCAAACTCTTGATAACCAGCATAATTTATTCTATTTCCCTTTAAATTATATCTAGTTGGGTTACCTGCTACAATTAAACTGCCAGTTGGATTTTTAAGATTATATGACCTTATGCTTTCCCTTAAAGCACCTGTATCAACTGGAGCTAATGCTCTAGCACTTCTAGTAATACTATTAGTATATTTACTAATTTTACTAGCTAGTTTTCTGTCCACAGTCTTAGGTGCAGTCTGAAATTTTTTTTGAAGATAATCCAAACCAGTTATGGTCATTTTGAACATTGCCATTATA